AATGTCGTACATATCCCAGGTTTGCTTGTTGATATTAAAGCAATAAGAGTTCCCTGATGGTATTAGCCACCATAGTTTTTGTTTTTCTTTGAAATATACTCCACTAATTCCCGTCAAGCTGGCCTCGGTAGCCAATAGCTCATCAACCGGCTCAGAAATACGTTCATAACCGCTTGGCGTTAATGCCCATATTCCAGTTCCATAAACGAAATAGACAACGTTATTATGCACCAGTATAGAGTTTGGAGCAGACAGGCCGATGCTGTAAACATTCTCTTTGGTCAACTCATTATAGATTGCAACATTGTCGCCTTTGAAAATTACCAGGCGATTCCATACAGTAGCAAATCCCTTGATCTCATCGCCGTCTTTGGTATAAAAGTAATCAATATTTTCGTCATGCTGATAAACTACATCGGGAGCGTCAATTGGTGTTTGAATGATTTGATGGGCATTGGCTTCATCGGTTCTCAGGTTCCCGTAATAGTATCGGCTCTCGAATTGCGTTCCATATTGCCAGTTTGTGTAATAAGGCTTGAAAGATTCGGGTAGTCCGCTGGATTCTTCGTAGGTGACGGTAGATATGTCGGCCTGTGCCGTGCCATCCCAAAAGGCAAAAGTATATAGCGAATTAGCGGTTACTTCTGTCCAACTGGAATCGTTAATATCAATTTCTCTTAAAAAGTTATAAGAAGTGGTAGGCTCCGCAGCATGGGAAGCCTCGTTGTAAGCCCTATAAACTCTTATTTTTTTAATGCGCCGAAATTCATTCCACACCGATAATTCCTCATCGGGGTCGCTGGAAGGGGAGGTCATTTCGGCAAAGTTTTCCGAATTGACATTGACGCTGATTAATAGATTAACGTTTGCATTGTTGGCCGATCCCTGCACTGTGCAACCGCTATGTAAATGCGATTCCTGGCCGTATATATCCACTATCGACAAAGCATAGAAATAAGTATCGGCTATGGAAACCGATGAAGTTGAACCCATTGCTATTTTAGTTGGAATATAACCTGCCACATTGAAGTTAGCTATTCCATCAAAATAAACAACTCTGCCGCTACGTTGTGACAGATAAGGTATTGCTCCCACAAAACTAATAAACTCATTGGTCTGGTTCGTGTCGGTATATTTGGTAGTAATGGTTGTCGGAAATCCGGCTGTGGGCGTGGAATAGGTAACAGTTGGTCGGATAAAGTATAAATTCCCGTTATAATGTGCTACGTCAATGGGGTTGGCAGCAGTCGAAAGGGTATTTGCCGTATAGGGTGCGGCAATCAGCATTCTAACAATGGTGGAATTAGTATAGTCACAACAATATACATAGGTACTGTCATGGGTAATCCCAAAAAGCCGGTCGCCTGATCCGGTATAACGGGTAGCATTGGAGGCAAGATCGGCGGAGTATTCAATAATATGACCGTCTGCCCCGTCCCACTCACTAACCCATACTAACGTGCCATTCGTTGTAACGCCAAAAACAAATTTGCTGGTAAAGGTGCTTGAAGCGTCAACAGTTAAATCGTCTGATAGATCATACAACACCAATTTATAATCATTTGATGTTCCGGGAATCTGGCCTACAACATAGAGAGAATCACCGCTAATCGCCAAACCGCCATGATATATTGAGCCTACTCCTACACTTAATCTTGTCGCTACTACATCGTTTAGAATGCGTTCAATATAAAAATTACTATCCCGCACTTCAAGCCCCGACATGGATAGCACATAGTATTTCTCTCTTGTCGAATCATAGACAATCTTGCCATGATTGACAAAGCTCGATTGCTGCACCCATTGTTGTTTCAACAGAAAGAAGTCAGCAAAAGCAACCGCGTCATTGAACATCGCGCCGTGATTGCTTCCCACTGCCCGGTTGATGTATCCGCCAAACATCGCCTTATTTGTGGCGGCGGTTCCGGTTCCGATCCGCACAGTGTTGCGATGCACCAGGAAAGTTACCTGATCACCAAAACGCAAGGAGCCATAGGAATAGGAGGCGGTAGTATGCGGCGCAAAACTATTATCCGTGTTGATCGTTCGGGTATAAACGTAAATTTTGCGATCTGCGGCGGTAGCGTCTTTGTCATATACCAACACTACATCTTTGCCCCATTCCTCGTCACGGTACATTACAAACTTGTCGATATTCGGCGTAGAACCGCTTGACTGCTTCACGGTCGATCCCTTGCGGCTTACCAGCGCCCCTTCGATGATATTGCTATCCAGGTTGCTCATAGCGTTAAAGTAATTCGGGTCAAGACGCTTGGATAGCGCCCGATTCACGCCCTTGAATTCCGTAAGGTTTATGTATTTTTTCTCAGCCATTATGAAGAGTACTCATCAACTGTCTCAATATCATCGGTCGAAAACGCCGAATTATCTATCTTTGCATCTGTTACCATTTCCAGATATTCGTTTCGCGCTTCCCGCGCTTTTTCTCTTACTTCCCGCCCCTTGTGGGCATAAGCATTGCAAATCTTCCATACTGCGTAAAGCATCGGCGCTTCGTGATAGGCTACGTGTATCAGGGGAACGCTGGCATCAAGTCCCATGGCCGCGGGTATCTTATAGCCGAACACCCGCAAGGTCTCATCGGCGGTTGAAATGATCGGCACTGTCCCGATCTCCATAGCGGTATTGTCGCCATGATAGCGATGCCAGTAAAAGCAAGGCCGCCCGAATTCTTTTTGGGTCGGCAAATTGGCATAGCCGCCAGGGAAAAGGCGCAGCATATCGCCGTAGTCGGTGGTAGAATCTTCGATATAGCGAACATGGGTTACATTCAAAAACGCCCCGGTAACAAGGGAATAGCTTTCCTGGTCGGCAACGGTGGTAATATCGTAATTGTCGGTTATCAGTTTGGTGCGGCGGCAAAAATCGGCGTAGCCCAGGTTGATATATTTCCTGATCTTGGTAGAAGTCATATCGGTTGCCGCTAATACTTCCTGTAACTGATCTTCGGTCAGGTCGGCAATTTCCTTGAACGTCATGGTTTAACTCCCTGCAATTGAATACCGCGCTTCTTGGCAATATAGATTGCCAAATCCAGATCACCCCTTGCGGTTCCCATACATCGCTCGAACGCATATTCAACCACCATATCGTCTATATCTACCGGTAATTCGGTATTGTCGCTTCCGCTCAAATCCGTAGGCTCTTTGATATACTGGAAAGTCATTGCGGATGCCGTTGTGGGATAGACGTTTACCCCGCTCCGATGGGAAAACCAGTATTTGTCGGTAGAGCTGCCCTTAATAAGATCGTTGCTGCTCAGGAATTTCAAACGCCAGCGTTCTCCTGGTTTAATTTCCCGTGCAATCACCGAATCTACCAGTTGCTGCCCATCTTCGACATGCCGCAAAAAATCGGAGGGAAATGCCCCATAGCCGGAAGTAAGCGTAATCGTACCAATGATTTTTAAACCCGGCATCATCTCCTGGGGAAGTATCCGGGCAAATGCCCGCCGCCCCGCGTTCAAGGCAACGGCTATAAAATTGGTATCGTCGAACTGCGTATCGCTGCTGCTGGTTTGATCCAGCAAGTGGCGAACCTTTGTTGTTTCACCGGTAAGCGTAGCCATTTACTCAGAACTCCAATAGGATACCGGCGCTGAATCGCGCCTGTGCAAAATCCTGCGTCCAGAGATAGTTGCCGGAAACATCTACCCAAAGGAAACTAACCGGCAAAACAAGCCCCACTCCGGGATATAATGCGCCCTGGGTTTCCGTTTTCTCCGCTCCGTCAACTTCTGCCTTGACCGGATAAATACCAGCGAGAAATGAACCATAGAAAGTTTTGCCGATGTATTTTCTTGCCCCGGCTAAAACGATAGGGAAATTGGTAAAGTTTGCCTCGCCTTCCTTTTCATCCCAAAAACCATAACCGCCATAGAGCGTGGCGGTAAAGCCGGAAAAGGGAGCCAGGGCATATATCCCGCCGCTATATCCGAAATGCACCACATCGCCAAAATCGCCGGTAGGAAAAGAACCGGAAAAATTTACGCCGATTGCCTGGGCGTTGAGAGAGAAGGAACAAAGCAGCGACAAAAGAAACGCATAGACATATCTCATTCCACTTCTCCTTAGTTGTGAAACAGGGTGGGGGAGAGGATGCCCCGCCCCCACGCCTGTTGATTTCAGAACCGGATTACAGTTCGCCGGCGATATAGGCCGGAACGCGGGATACCGTATTTTGGGCTACTGCTTCTTTTGCGATCAGGCGGATGATACATGCCTGAACAACTTCCGCTTCGGATGCCGAACCGAAATCCACGCCTTCCACGGAGCCTGCCGGGGTCGCCAACGGGGTCAACGGCTCATTCAAAACCACTGCGGCGGAAGTGCTATGCCCCACCAAAACATCGGGAACAAATCCGCCCGTTTGGATGAATCCGTAGTTGCCGGAGTCGATAGTATTGACCACTACCCCGCGAATCATTTCCGTTGTAGCGTCGCAGAGTTCGACTTTCCAGGGATGGAAAATCAGCAGCGCCACGTCGTTTGCAAACGCTTCCGCAGCCGGGGTGGAAGGATCAAGAATAATATCCCCTTCACCGGAGGCGGCCAGGGCTTCATGCCCGGCGATCTTGTGCAAAGCGCCCTTGCCGGTAGCGGCGGGAGCCTGCCCGATCCAGTAGCCGGTATATGCGCCTGCGGCAACTGCGGTGGTTACGGTGTCAACGTGAATCTTGGTATCGCCTGCGGTCACTGCACCGTCAACCAGGATACCGCTATCCCAGGCGGCTAAGGCGACTTCGGTCACTACCTGACCCCGCGCCAGGGCTTCGGCGGCCAGAACGTAGCGATAGGTGTTTCCGTCAACGTCATGCGCCTTTTGCCCTAAGCTGTACTGCCGCACGGAGCTATTGGTATAGAGACCTTCCGGGCTAATCAAAATTGCAGGAGCGCCGGAAGAACGAGGCTTCCGGTACGCTGCTTGGGTTGATTGTGCCATTTTTTTATACTCCTTGTTAAATTTCGTTGTTTACTTAACTACCGCCCGATTAGTTATTCAGATCGCTCCAACGGTAGAACATGCGCCGGTTGTTAATTGCCACCTGGCAAGTGTAAGACAGGGTTGCAATCCGCGCTTGCTGGTTGGCCGGTTTCACCCATTCCGACAACTTGAAGTTGTTTTTCGGATGGTAATACATGGTGAACCCTTCGGCGAAGTTCCCCATATACATTGGGTAGGATGAAGTGGAAATGTAGCGATCAACGATCAACGGAATTCCGCGCCACATCAGCACTGAAAAACCCATATCGGCCAGGGCTTGCCCTTTGCTTCCCGCTACCGGCTGCGTGAAACGCTTGTCGTCGGAGGCGATCAGTTCAGCAATGTCCCATACTTGTTGGGTCATCAGCACGTGAGTCGGCTTGGGATTGCCCAATTGAGTGCAGCTTGCAAAGCCGGTCGCCAGAATGGTAGGCAGGTAGCTGGTGCTGGTGCTGTCTTTCATGTTTGCGGCGGTGTGCGCGGTTGTATCCACGCCCGATTGCCACCACGAATAAGAAGCCCCGGCAATTCCGCCGTAAGTCCCGGTTGCAATGCCGGTATCCAGACCGATCAGCCCATTTGCGCCGCTTCCGGTATAGAAATCGGTTGCCAACTGCTTGAGCATGGCTTTCTTTGCGTTTTCCATTTTGGAATTCAGCAAATCCAGCACTTTCAGATCGTCGCCGTCAACCTTCAATTCTTCATCCTGGGAAATGGAAATCGGAACGGCTATGTTGCGCATCACGTATTCCGCAGCGGTAATAAATTCCGGCGGAGTTACGTCGATGGTGTCATAATAGCTGTAATATTGGGCATTCGATTCCCCGTATTCCAGCGGTTGAATGACTTTGGTTCCACCGCCGACCGCCATGCTTTCCAGGCGGGGGCCAGGGTCTTTGATACGGTCATCTAAACCCAAGAGGGCAAGCGCCGCCGAACCCTTGTGTACTTGATCTTTTAAGGTTGGAATATACTTGTCCCGCACAATCGCGGTGACATTATCATAATTTAGAGCCATTTAAGTTTTACCTCCGTGATTAGGAGGCGGCTCAGTCAGAAAAGAACGATGTTTTCCCTGTTTTGATCTCTTCCATCAACGACTTTCCTACATCTTCGATCTTCCGAAAAGTCTTTGGCGGTTCCTTCAAACTGGCGGGAGTGGTATCGCCTTCCGTGCCTGCCGCCTTCCGCTTGTTAGTTAGCTCTTTGTATTCCTTCTCAATGCGCTCGCGCTCAGACTTGAGCAAGTTGTCACGGTTGAGATAGAAATACACCATTTCAAAGTCGGTAGTGCCTGCTTTCCGCGCTGCCTCATAAACCTTCTCACGATCAAAGCCGGGATATTTAGTAGCATCCTTTTCCATTGCATCCAATTGGGCAATCAAACGCTGTGCTTCGGCTCTTACCTCTGCTTCCTGCGCTTGCGCCTGTTGTTGCTTCTGATAGGCGTTAAATTGCTGTTCTAACGCCAACAATTTTTTCGCCATCGGATCATCCATGCTAATATCGGCGTTGGCTAAATCCTGTTTTTCCTGCCGGGATAACGGCTTCCCGATGTAGGTTTCCAGGTCGGTAATAAGGCGGCTGAATTCATCCGGGTCGCTCTTGGCGGCTTCCAGACGGCTATTCCAGGCATCTACCGTTTCCTGCAACTTTGCTGCTTGTTCTCTCAGTTTGTTTCTTTCTTCCGCGATCTTCTCCATGTTATGCCCTTTGCTTAACCGATCCTGGGCTAACTTGACAGATTCGGGATTGGAAAGATCAACTGTAATTGTCTCACCGCCATAATTGTAAGTGAGCGTAGAAGGCGCATTGCTCCCGCCATTGCCGGAAGATTCGCCCTCTGGTGCATAAAAACGATCTAACTTCATTGTAAGACACTCCTTTCGAGTTGGTCTTTAGGGGTTTGCTTACGAAGCAACATTGGTGAATGGCCTTATCAGCAATGACGCTTCTTCGATAGTTAAACTTTTGCCGCCAACGGTAAAACATTCCTTCACCATGTGATTTGCAAAGTTAGAACCATTGCCATAGGGAAGGAACTTTCCGCTTTTCAGACGGGCGATAAAACGCAAAATCCTGTCAGAGTCGATAACGATTTCCTGCTTGACCGGCGTTGCCTCTACTGCCTGCGGTTCTTCGACAACCACAGGCAATTCGGGTCGCACTTCTTCGGCCTGGGGCGTGAAATCGGCCTCAAACACTTGATCCAGGGTAACTTCTTCGGGCTGTGCTTTCACTTTACCCTTTTTACCGCGTCGTGGGGAGTCCAACATTTCCTGCTCCTTGTTGTTCTTGTGCTCGATTTATAAAGGTATTGATCTGCTTCTGTTGCTGATCTATGATTTGGCTGGCCTGCTGCAACTGGCCTTTCATCATTTCTATTTCGTTCATGCGCTTGAGAATTGCATATTTCCCCGGTATGTCCAATGATTCAAGAACGGCCTGGCGATCTATAATTCCCGCTGTCCCCAATTGGATCATCATATCCTGGTCTTGCCTGCGGCTCGAAGAAGAAACGGAGCGCACGTCCACCCGGATATTTTTCAGGGCATTGCTTCCCCGCAATGTCTCTCTTAGCTGCCGCCACTGCATCTTTTCAACTGTTCCGTTTTCGCCCATGATTTCAAATTCTTCGTTGGGGTCGGCGTATTCGATCATTACCATTATCCCCATTTGCCCCATGAGTTTCAGGGCGTGGGTATAATGCCGCAAGGCTAACCGAATCCGGGCGGTTCCGGTTTGCATCAGGGTATCAACAGTAACGCCTGCGGGGGAGCCTTTAGGGAATTGGCCGGATAAGACATCGGTATTCCCCGCCTGCCGATCCATAAAGTTTGAAATCGAAGCAAGGTTGTTAAAATGGCTGCCGGGGAGTTCTTTACCAAAATCCACCGTAAGGTCGCTCGGATCGTCAACCAATACATTTTTGCCGATCAGGTTAGTAATCCGCTTGAGATCGTCTAAATTAAAACGCCCTCTGCGCCACTTGCGGATACCGTTTAGCAGCAAGCGAATATTGTTGGTAATCGCATTTTGCTGATAATTAAAATCGTCTTGCGGATCGAAAAGGTCATGGGCTAACGGCTTGCCCCAATAGTAATTACGGTTCTTGGTATAGTCGAATTTGATCCAGAAGTTTTTCCAATCCATCCCAATATCGTTTGCCAGTTTATTAGGCTCGTCGCGGAGCAATTCTCCCTGGCAAACGGTTACTATCCGGCCATAGGGGTATTTATATCGTTTGGTATCCTGGGGCAATCTTTCGGTAAGGTCAATATGCTGTTGAAGCAAGGCAATCTGTTCACTGTCTAAATTGGGATCAAGGGTTGCCAGGTATTCCCGGTGCTGCTGCAAATGCTTCGGGCAGTTTTCGCCCAGGCGCGGCATAACCGGTTGCAATTGGCTCATTAGCGAATGTTCTAAATTGGTTTCCTGAATATCAAATGGAATGGATTCCAGGGTATAGTCATCCATCCATAACTCGCAAATGATTGCCTGGCCTAATACATCGCTGGCGTTAGAACCGTTACGGCTGGTAGTGCTTTGCAGTTTTGCCCAAACATTCGGCGCGGTAGTGCCCCCGCTCGATTGCTGATAGGAAAGTATCGGAGCGTTAAAATTGTTGCCCTTGTTCTGGCGCTGGTAATCGCTCTCGGCGGATACCTTGACTCCATATTCTTTTAAAACGTATTCAGGGGAGCGGGCGACAAAGTGCCCAATAAATCTTAGCTGCTTATGTTTCCGGGCTTCCGGGTCAACAATGATTGCCTCTGCCTCAACTACAGTAAAGGTCGGCCATCCGTCATAGCCTACGCCTACTTTGATATGACACGTGCCACAAGCTGCCGCTTCTAACACCGCATCTTCTCCCCGGTCATCCCATTCTATCTTATCCCACAGGTAATCGGCCAGTATTTGATTCAAAGCCCTGGCGGTAAACAAGTCACCTTCTTCCTGGGGGCCAAATGACCATTTTGGCCTGTTGTCGGTAAGGTGGGCAACGCGGGTTTCTACAATCTCTGAAAATTTGTTATAGGTCTTTCCCTTGCGGCCAAAATCTTCTTTGATGGGATGATCGCCCCAACTGTAATCATCGAATTTCTGCGCTCGGATTAAAACATTGGAATCATTGCGCCCTTTTAATCCCTGGGCAATTAATTCTTCTGCCCGGCGCAATATCGCAGTCTGTTCGTCTTTATCCGTTGTGGCAATTTTTACGGCCATCAAGAGTTTTCCTCAGTATCACTATAAACTTTATCTTTCGGCCAAATCGAACCGTAGCGGTCGGGTGGTTCTTCCGGCTCAATAATCTGCAATTTACCGGGCGGAGGCGGGAGGACATCTTTCCCTTGTGCTACCCGGCTGCCCATCCAGAACGCTGCCAACATTCCAGAAATCAGGGTAATGCAAATGACGATAGTTCCGATCATACGAACGCCTCAAAATCCTCTTCCGGGATTTCGTGAAGAATTTCGGTCGAATAATCAATGCAGGGATGGTTCCACTTGAAACGGAAAACCAAATATACCTTTTCCGTTTCCTCATCCCCGGCAACTTTTTTTACAACCTGTTTGGCTTTCAACGGCAATTGCTCGAATTGAAAACGCACCGCTTCCAGCAATAGGCCACTGGCCTGCCCACCAATCTTTTTAATCATAGGGTCTTGTTTCAAAAATTGCTGAAACATCTGCGCAATCTTGAAACGTTGTTGATTGCTGGCATCAAGAATGATTTCTTGCCCATTGATGGTGGTGGTTTCGGTTGCTGCTCTTTTCAAGGTTATCTCCTAAATAGAAAAGCCGCTCAAACCACAGGAGAGGATAAGTTCTCCGGGTTCAAGCGGCTTCAAGTTCGTGTTGTAAGCCTTAATTAATCCAGTCTGTTCTCGATATTTTGATTATTCCATCCTTACAGTTTATTTCTACCTTCCCAAATTCCCGGTTCATAAACCACTGCCGTACATGTTCCTCTATAAATTGGTGAAATTGTTCTTTGTTTGCAACTGAAATTCTTGAAATCTTCACTTTTTGCTCAATTTCGGTGAATTTTTGATCGTTTTTGCCATATTTCGATCTGTTTTCGCTCATTTTTGCTCAATTCTGTTTGATTATGCTCCTATTAGCATTGATTCTTCTTCCTCAAAATTAACTTCGACCTGCTTCCCATCTGTAGCAAATTTTAATTTATTCGTCTCATATTCCGGCGAATCAAATATCTCAAACTTCTGATCGCGCATCCATTCCACCCCGCGCCGGATATTCTCAATAAAATGGTCATCCTTGTCAACCGGCTTTTGAGAAACTTCTTTTGCTTCTCCTGAGCGGGTCATGGGTGGCGGTTGCCAACGGTAGTTTTTAAATTCGTAACGGTGATGCTCAAGGTCACTGAATATCATCAATTGCGGATAAGGGCGGGTAATCTTTTCTACCTTGCCATGCTTATCAAGAGTTACTTCCCATTCCAGGTCAAGGCACTCTTTCATCTTGATTAACCCGCCCATAAGATTCTTGGAGCCTTGAATGGGATAAATTTTGGCATCGTTCAACTGCTCAACAACGCTCTTGGCATTCACATCTTCCTGTGACTTCTGCCAACCTCGCGGATCGCAAATTGCCAGATCATGTTTCCGGCCTATCCTGTTTTCAATTATTGAAATATAGCTTGCTAATTTATATCCCCCGCCTTTCTCGAATAGCTCCGCACAGATATACATATATGGCAAATCCTTAAAGGGGGGATATTTATCGGCGGTCTGTCTTTCCAGGTCTATCCACATCCAGGAAACGGCATGTGGCAACTGCGGGTGCGGGTCGATCATCATCACCAGCATTCCCCCTTCTTTGGGAATGGGGAAACGGTCGATCACAAAGGGATAGTCATCTTTCCATTGCTCGAAAATGTTCCCGCCTTTAGCAACTCGTTTCCCATGAATCCGAATGTCTATCTCTGCCTGATTCAAACAAAGCGCCTTGATGGTGTCTATCATTTCCTTTGTGGCAATGGGGTTATCATAGGTGCTCATCTCCATCGCAAAGATATTCGGATCGCCTTTTTCTGCTGGGGTAAATATCTTATCCTCTGTCCATGAAACACCTTTTTCGGCAGTCATACCGCACAGTATCCGTCCCCGGGTAGAAACAATTCGCATCAACGCTTGCTGATAGTGGCCTTCGGTGGGTTCTTCGTCAAGGTGGTAAACATCAATTGCCGCGCCTCCATGCGAAATGACATCTTGCATGTAGGTCATAAATTCTACTTGAGAGCCGTTTTTCCAGGTGATCTTGCGCTGTTTCTCGTTGTCATACGCTACATTCTTCAACTCTGATTGAGTTGCCCATTTCACGTATTCAGGTCCCAATACCTTGTCAACGAAATTTGGGAAATCCATTCCCACGCACCGCGCCTTGATCGGCGGCAAAGAAATCCATTTCTTATTATCCAGGTAGTATTGACAAAGCTCCCTTACCCAGGGATCAATCGCCTCTTTATAAAGCCGTTCCAGGTTCGGCTTTTGTAGGGGATGCCACCCCTCACATTGGGCAACCACGTCAACAATGCAGGTAGTAGATTTTCCGCTACGGTTGCCGCCACTCACAAATTTCACGGTTTGAAGTTGTAAATGGAATTTACGCTGTTTGGTATTGGGGAAGTAGAAGTATTTGCCTTGCGCTTGCTCAAGCAGCTTGGCCGCCCGATGGTATTGATGAATCAGTTCTTCGCGCTCTTTGGTTCCGTCAGGGTCTAACTTGCCTTCCTTGACAAGTTTTGCCATGTGCTGCAAGTCTTTTTTGGTTCGAGCGTGTTCTTCCAAGTACCAAATCATTTTACCACCTTGAGATCGGGAACAACAATGTTGTTATCCGGCACTAACAGGTTGGATTGAGCGGTCTTTTGCGCCTGATCCATCTGGTAATAGAAATTCTTGAAAATGTCAAAGGGTATCTCAAACATTGCCGCAGCGGATACCCATAACAATACGGTCTTACGTTCGGGAATATATTGTACCGTATAGCGTATTTGTTCTTTGTTCTCTGTTGCTATCATCGTTCTGATATAAATTTAATCCAGTCAAAAAACACTGTTTTATCCTGCGCCCCATTCTTTACTGCTATGATAGGAGATAATTCCTCTCCATCGGGGAATCCGGTTGCAGAAGTGAGAACGGTGGCTACCTCGCTACCGTCCCAATAAAAGGCTACCGTTGAATCCCCATCAAAGTTGATACCAAAGGTATGATAACCCATCGAATCAATGATAGTGCTGTCAAGCGTGACAAAGGCGGAGCCGGAGGTTTGGTAAATAAATTTCAGGGTATCGGTCTTATCCTCAAACAGAATTGCTCCGATAAAATCTTTGTCGGCAATATCATCTCCGGCATCGGCCAAGAAGTTAGCCGCCGAACTGCCTTCTTCGGCTAATCCGATTGCTACAAATCCGGTATCGGCGGAAGTGTCATCCACCGCAAAGCGAAATTCTATCCAGCTATTCTTCGCAGAATCTTTGGTGTATTTGAAAAACGCTTCCGTTCCCAACTCTCCGAGTTGCATATATATCTCATTGTTCGAGCCAGTAGCAGGAGTAACAGAAACGATTCCGCCCAGGGTTCCGGTAGGCGCAGCGACCACGTAAGAAGCATCTCCCGCCGCCTTCCATCCTTCCCAGGCATTCGTCGTAACAACAAACGGTGTTCCAATAAAATCTTCCTCGAAGAAAAACGCCGCACTCATGTCGTTAGATGCCCGTGAAGGCGCACCTGCCCAGAATCCGGTTCCGGCAGTAATACCCCCGGTAACGCTCAGGCTGTCAATGCCGGTCATCGAGGTAGTTCCGGTGATAGTCGTTATGCCGCTAATATTCGTTGTGCCGCTAATATTGGCAGTGCCGTTGATGTCAATCGTCGATCCCGGCTTCATGGTGAGGGTATGGGCAATTCTCACGGTAAAAAAATCCGCGCTTTGGGCGTATATCACTGTGATTATCAGGACAACCGCCGCTAAAATCCATAACATTTTTTTCATTTTGAATAACCTTTCTGCGGTTTTCTTGCGTATTCTTCCAACTCTTTCAATGTCATAGAGTGCATAATTTTCTTAACCTTTGCGTTTGGTTTTTTCTTGGCTTCACCGCGTTCATGGGCAAGCGCCATACCCATTAACCGTTGCTGCGCCGGGGATTTCGCTGGCATATTTTATCCTCTAAAGTTTCCTTTATACCGGTAACATTTTTCCTGCAATTTCAACATTTCCTTGAGTGCGGCCAATATTCGCATCAGAATAGGGTCGCTTTCCTGGTCATTCGTCGGATAATTTTTCAGATACCGGGCAATCTTCAACAACACAATCAGTATCGCAAAAAGCATTACTGCAATAACAACTAACAGGATTTCTACCCACGTAAACCATCCCCTTTATACAAGATACCAAATTATCGCTCCGGCAATCAATATAAACATTATGATACCTAAAGAATAAAAAAGGCGATCATCGCCAAAATTCCGCCCTTGAGATTCAGAATCATGCAATGACCGCCTTTTGAATAGGTCAAGCGGGGCTAACCCCCACCGTGTTATCACCGGATTCCCTTGCTTCCGTGCCATTTGTTTATCCAAATTAGCGCCGGAGAGGGTCTTTTACCATCCCCGGCGCTTCCCTTATGAAAGAGAGCCAGTTACCAACCGTAAGTTACTAACCTTTTTTCACAAAAAGCAAGAAAAAAACGGTTGCCCCTGAACTGTAAAGAGCAACCGTATTATCGGAGGGAATAGGAGGAAGGTTTATTTCCGCAGTTTATAGATCGTTGCGTAGTCGTAGAAGTAACGAATCAGTGGCCTTAATCCCGGTTTCCAGCGCCAGAAACTCAACCGCTTCTGATCTTCGATCTCGAATCCCGCCCGTTTAAATAAATAACGACACCGCGACGGCTCTATTTCGTGAAAATGGTGTTCTGTCCATAGCCACATGGGGCGCTGCGGTAATCCCACGTATAGTAGGCCGCCCGGTTGCAATAGTTCCCGTAATCCATCCAATACAAATAAAGGATTTAGCAAGTGTTCCAGGGTATCTATCAATAGAATCGTTCCCCACGGCTTACCAAGATAATACTCCTGAATCCGTTCCCTATCCCAATCCGGTATTCCGGTTCCGATTTGCCAGATATTTATCCCCAACTGCTGCATCCACTGATCGCTCTTGGGGTTTAAATACCCCACATCTGCCACCAGCTCTATCAAATCCTGCCCGATAAAAAACCCCATCTCCCTTGTATAGCACCTCATGGCTGCAATTCCGGCGTGGGCAGCAATCTCTTCTTGTGAATTATACGGCGTGGTGAATTTCCGCATTCTTATCCTTTAACATTTTCTTGTATTCGGAAATTTCATCTTCTTCTTTCCCACACCGCCGACATTTCCGATGAAAAAATAAACCTACTTCTTCATTGACAGAAAGAATATCCAAAATCTCCCAATCGTGCATAATCCAACACAACCATTCCATTTTGTCTCCTTTTGCATATAAGATTTGGAATCTTTCACAGCTTCGCAAATCCTTCGATTGCCTTTTCTACGTCGGCCTGGTGCAAACGCCCATCATCATATCTCAAGACCGTTCGTATATCTTTATGGCCGGTAAATTGGGCAACCTTACGCACGTCGCCCCCGAAAATATCTAACAGCTTGGTGGCGTAGGTATGCCTGAACCCGTGCGGTGATTTGGCGTAGCGCCTTGCCTGGGGAACGCTCTTTTCCCCGATCCTGCAAGCCCGGAACGCCGCCGCCATCGTCTCGTAAATGCTCCGCTCCGACAATCGCTTGCCATAACAGGAATTGTCAAATGAAATGAATAGCGCCCCGCCTTCGATCCCTGCGACCTTGAGGTAGTTTCCCAGGGCTTTGACGGTGTTCGGGAACAGGGCAATTACTTCTTTATCATCCTGCCCCTTGCGTTGCACTCGCGCCGTTGCTTGCAGCAGGTTCAAATCTTCTACATCCAGACGGTAAATCTCAATATCACGTAACCCCTGGTAGTATTTCAAGCAGAATATCGCCTTGAATCTCGCAGTTGCGGGAGAAGGTTCTAATTTGCTCATATATCCGACAATTTTTTTGATTTCGATGCTATCCAGGCCGGGTTTCTTATGCTCTTTACCCTGCTTGAACAGCCCCACTTCGCTCCAATCGGGAGTGCCTTTGGAGCGGCTTAATTGGCGCATGAACACAATTGCCGCCGAAAGGTAGGAGTTCTTGGCAGAAATGGAAAGAGGCTGCCCGGCAAGCTGGCGCTTGTATTCCAAAATAGTATTCGCACCCATCGAACGCTTCTCTACGAAAGCCAAAAACGGTTTGATAGCATACATATACTGCTTTATAGTGGATTCGCGTAAATCCGCCGTCTGGAATACGGTGCGCACTTGTTCTAAGAGGTTTTCATGGTTGTTGATTGTGGTTGGTAACATGGCTTTTCCCATTCTTTAAACCGCCTTTCCGCCATGACGGTATCCCCGCATTTTATTTCTTTCCATTTTCTCTTTCACAGCTTTTTCGATGTCAATGCCCATCCCTCCGGTCAAATCCAGGATACGGATAATAGCATCCGCTAATTCTTCCTGGAAGTTCTCAAAATCCCGGTGACGAACTGCTTCCAGGGCTTCACTGATCTCCGAATGGATCAATGCCAGCTTGCAGCCTAACTCATTAACGTTCTCCCAGGTAGCAGGAGTGGCTATATCCCATCCGTTGCCCCGGTTAATCGTCACGATCTCTTGCGCCAATTTATTCATTTTTTCTCCGTTTCCGGTAAATACCCGGCTACAATTTATGGCAAATTCCTTTTCGCTCACCTTCATCGGGCGGCGGAGAGAGCCTTTGCCGTTCATTCCCCAGCTTCCTGTATCATTCGCTTAAATTCCCGAACCAACTCTTTTTCGTTTTTAGCTCGATTGTAGGCCATTTCCCACAACATCCCTGCCTCAAAAATCTCAATTAATGAATCAACCGCCTCCGCCTCTCGCCCGGTTCCTTGAAGCCACAATTCCAAGCCCTTCCGGGCAACTCTTCGCAATCTTTCCCCGTTTGTCATTTTTCCCTCAATACGGTAATTCGAGTAAAAATTCTATCATCTTCAACAAGTGTTCTTTGCAACAACAAGGCAAGG